TGCTATACGAAAGTATATTTTTTCAACAGCCTTTAGTTCAGACTTTAGTTTTTTTAATGCTTTATCCTGAGCTTCCAGATCTTCTACAGAAGTACCAACAACACCCTTATCATGCTCTGGAATAGCAAGAAGTTTGTTAATTTCAGAAATAGTTGTTTCAACCTCACCTAATTCCTCTATCGTTTTTCTTATTTCTACACGATTATTTCTTGCTTCTTTGCTAAATTTTTTCAATCCGTCATATGCATCGTTTATTGCCTGTTTTTCGTATCCTCTATCTTCTAATATTTGTTTTTGTACTTTTAATTCTTCTTTCCTATCCTGTAATTGGGCTTTTGTCAATACAGAAAGATCACCCGTTATACTCGACATTTTTTCTGCAAAATCCAACGCCCATTCAGACATTTTCCCTAATATCGGCATTAACTTCGAGCCTAACATTTCTTTAAAATCGCCCCAGGCATTTTGCCACCTTTGGATTTTTCCCAAGTCAGTCTTTCCAAGTGCTTCGTTTACATTACCAACATTGGCTGTTAATATATCGGCCATTGCTGCCGCCCTTTGGGTTTCATCTCCTAACTTCAAAGCCTCGCCTTGTGCTTTTGTAAATGTAATACCCACACGGCTTAAGGAACCTAACTGACCGGTCAATGCCCGACCCATCATATTAGCAATATTTACCGCATCCGTAGCTTGTACATTATAGCCTTTCTGTTGAGCCAATAGATTATTCATTGCCGGAAGCATCTTTTGTAATGATTCCTTTTGATGTACAAATGTTGCTAATTGTTGGAGTCCTGCTAGTTGAACTTCGTCACCTATTACTCCGATCTTTTGATACTCACTAGCTTGTTTTTGCAAGTCTTTTACTGCTTCCTTGCCGAGCCCCATGCGTTGCTTCATAATTGTTTGAAGCTTAACCTCGGCTTCTCTTTGCACACGATAAGCTGCTACAGTTGCTCTTGCAAATTCAATTATACGCCTTACTCCAAAAGTAATAGCAATTGCAGCACCTAACTTCTTAAAGGAATTCATCATGCCTTTTGAGGTACTCTTGACCCTGCTAGCCATCTTCTTAGTGGCTGCTTCTGCGTCCTTTGCAGCGACCTTATAGCCTTTCGCTGTTCCAGAAATTTCGACAGGAACATTAATTTTCTTGCTCATTACCCTTGCTTTAACTTATTTTCAAATACTTCTGCCTCTTTAATTACATCTTCTTGTGTTGCTTCTTTTTTGATTGGGGCGTTATCTATGCTTAGTTTCATTATCTTATCTTTTCTGTCCGGCTTGCCTTTAAAAAATGGGGCCCATTGAATTATCGTCCAACAAATCTCCCTCATCAACCATGCTGTATTCATTTCCCATTTACGATGGTATCCATCAACAGCTAATCTATATTCATATAATGTCGCTGCTCTATATCTCTCTATTGACCATCCCAATTCCCCAACAGCAAACTCACGAAGCTTATCAAATGTTACTTCACTTTTTTTTTAACTTCGCCCTTAGCTAGCTTCTGTAATTTCCCAAATAACTGTACCAGTAATTCAGTAAGGCTCTTCCTGCTGGTTATGCTCAAATGACTGACCCAATACTGCGCTTCTAATTTAGTGTATTTAGGCTTCTTATAATTCTTTTGGCAGGCAGTTAAATAGCCATAGTATAAAAGATGAAATGTAAAGTCCTCATTTGACTTATTAATATAACCTTCCAGCTCCTGAAATCCAATACCTAAACTTTCGCACATATCTTCTAATGTGCCGATATTTAGTAAAATCTCTACGGGTTTTTCCCTGTAGAAACCAAAGTTTTTAAAGGGTAATAGTAATATCATTTTAATTAGTTAGCCATAGATAAGTTGTACTTAAAGTAAAATCTGCTTCAGTAGCACCCGTAACAGCAATCCGAAGATACGCATCAACGGCCTCTGTAGCTGTAGCGGTTAAAGTAACAAAATTGATGCCTTCTGTTAATGCAACTTCATTGGAAATATAATCTACTGCACTGGTATCATAAAATCCTACTGTCGGTAATTCCACTCCCGTACCTACAAGAGTCAAAAACGTAACCAATTTATAGATTTTAGTATCTACTACAGATATAATATTACTATCAATAGTCGCTGCTCCTGCATCATTCTGAGCATCTGTAATAGTTAAACCAACTGACACCATAGTATCCCAGCCAGCAGAAGCAGTGCCATCAAGCTCTGTCAAGAGATTAGTAAGCATAGTATATATCAAACCATTTGCCTTTATTGTCCCCGATAAAGAACTGGCTTCGTCTTGTGGCCCTGTAAGAGCTACATTTGTCATATCTGCTGTAGCAAAATATGTATTAGTTGTGCCTTCAATTACAAGTAATAATTCCGCGCCGCCTGTAATATACGCATACAATTCGGCTGCCGTCTTACCAGTAGTTGAAAGCAGTCCATCAAGAGCTACCTCGAATGATCGTTCTCCTTTTCCGTGACAGGCCCATCGTGCTGAATCCTTTGTGCTTGCCGGAAAAGTATCTGTGTTAAGCGTCATGGTAACATTCTTTTGTGCTGCTACCTTTATTCCGTCCATGTACACCAATAACAGTGTACCATTAATTGTTGTATCTGCCATAATTTATATATTAAAGTTCTGCTAATGGTCCATTACCCTTAATCTCTACTGACCACGTGGATGCTTCATCCTGTGGCCCTGTAGTAGTAAGGTTTGTAAACGTTCCCTCTCCTGTCCAACCAACTGTATTGGTCGGTTCGTTAGTTACAAACTTAATTGTAGTGTCTGCCGTACCATCTATTATCATTGCCATCATCTCATGATGGGTAAATCCTGATGCTACTGCTGTCTCGTCTACCAGACCGTCTATCGAAATAGACCAGTCCCTTTCACCTTTTATGTGATAAGCCCACCTCGCACTATCTTTAGTAGAACTTGGTGATGTTGCTACATTAACAGTCAGGGTACAAGATTTACTCTCAAGTATCTTATCTACACCTGTTAATACTGCTAATAATGATCCGCTAATTGCTGTACTTGCCATAATTTATTTATTGTTAGTTAATAATCCGTTATTTTTACGTTAAAATATAATTTGTTTGAAAACCCATCTAAATATCCTTCCTCATCCTGACCCACTAAAAGTATCCTCCAAATGGTCATCCCTTTATAAGTACCGCTTTTTAGTTCTAATGCTGCCCGAACCTGCCGTGATATTAATTGCAGGTTACCATAATCTGCACTAAAACACTCTACACTAAATGCACAAACATCATGAACCCAACCGTCTTTTGTATATTCCGGTGTGAGGCTGTCTATAGTATATATAATTGCAGGTAACTTAGTATTCTCATTACATATATAAGGATAGATATTACTTGCCGGAACCAGTGCCGGGGCCAGTGCTTTATTTTCTTTTAATAGATATGAGATGTAAAGTCCTATCATTTTAATCTTTTATTTGTAGCCGTGATAAATCGATCAATCGCCTTATACCATTCGTGTTCTATCGCTCCGAATACCTGATCTTCTGTTGCGTTATATGCTTCTTCCATAAAGTGAGAAGCTTTAATACTGCCTGTAGCACCTCCGCTTTTACGGAACCTATTAACAGTACCGGACTCTAACCAATGAGCCTTCCATCCTTTATTAATACCATACATCCTTGCTCCGACTAAAATAGCATTCTCTGCCGGAACCATTAAAGAGCCTATTGATTTTTGCGTTTCCCCTGTTGATGGGACAAGAGCCTTTGCCGCACTAATCAATGGCTTGGCTGCCTTCTTATAACCAGCCGTAAATATCTTACGCTTATCGGCAGTAGATAGGCTGTGGAAGAAATCCTCCAGTACCTTTATTTGATTAGTCTTGTCAATAGTCAGTTCCATATCGTTTTATGTAGGATCATTTTCTAATGCTGCCTGAACAATAAAATCTCCATAACTGGTAGTATAAACATGGTCGCTGGCATCCCAAATCTTAGTCTCATAAGCATACGTTGTGACAGCGTAAAGCTTTGAATGATCGTTAACAATCTCATAAGTGATAGTAAGCGTATCAATAGTCCCTGTGATAGTATCCAGTGCCACCCCATCTTTAGTTTTAATATAAAGCTTAGCAGAATAAGTAGCCAGAGAATCCAGTCCGGTTATCGTTTCAGTCAGCGTATCGCTATCGCCTTGTTTAAGTGTTATATCCATAATTATAAATTTACACTACATTTCCATCTGCTGATAATGGTTTCCATATACAATAAAAACAAATCCCTCCAGCAGTTAAAACGCCAGTTGTTGTTAATATAACATCCTGCCCTCCTGTAGTAATTCTTTCAGTTGCTACACTTGATAACTCCCTTGTAGCATCCGGCGTGGCATCGTGCCATATCTCATTCAGTATTAAATCAGTTGCATCTGCTACTTGTGCTATAAAATACGTTGTTGCCCCCGCTACCCCTAATTCTACTGTAATAGCACCAGCTGTTGTTAAAG